ATGGCGAAGCCTACCTCCGTCGCGGGCGTTTGCGGGCGTTTGGGGATTTCTGTTGCTCGTATCCTTGTGAAATGCTGTTTTTGTGGGAATTATCTTTCGGAGACAGATAAGATCGCTTTCGATTTCAAGGATTTAGGGCTTTTTGTAAGAGGAGGAAGGCTGCTTGGGATATGTGAGAGATGTTGTTTATTGCGCTCTGCCAGCGACTGCGCAAGCAACATTAAGTGTTGTTTGGAATTGGATGGGGTCTTAAAATTTACTGGGGAAAGTTTGGAAAACTTGGTGGTGCGGTGTTCAAGGTGCATGAGAAAACTGAGTGTAACTGAAAAATTAGCTTGCTGGTATCAAAGAGAGCCACTAGTGCTTGTACGTGACTATTGGAGAGGGTGTTGCCGATTGTGTAGGTTACCATGATTGGAAAGGAACCCCAAATCAAAGATATTGAATTAGATTTGGATGAGCTGGTTTTGCCCGCCAATTTACTGGCTAGTGAAGAAATTCTCGAGGCGGAGGAAGAGGAGGAGCCTGAGTCTAATCCCTATAGGATTGTCACCTGCTGTGTACTCTGTCACAGTACCCTAAGACTGGTTGTCAGCGCCACTGACGCTCAAATCAGGGCGCAACAGGACCTGTTCTTGGCAGGTCTGGGGATAATTTGCCCGGTGTGCTATAGAAACAATCGGAATCATGGCGGACAACAAGGAAAACGACCCTAAAAAAGGTACCAATGGGTCACCTCAAACTCTGGATGGAGGGTGGTTTTTAGTGCAAGAAGCTGATTGTGAGGAAGAGGATGATGATTTTGATAAACTATTTGATTGTAGCACAGAAGGCTCCGATATCTCTAATCTGATTGAGGATGAGGTAGAGGTGGATACATGTCAAAATGTGAGCCACCTGACGCTACTGAACCAGCAGATGCTAGCTGAGGATGCAGATATAGTTCAAGGTCTAAAACGAAAGTACCTAACCCCGAGCCCGAAAAGCAAGGTGCAGGACCTGAGTCCACGCTTTGCCACTATTAGTATCTCACCCCAAAATAAATCCAGCAGCAAGCGGCGCCTATTTGATGACAGTGGCATAGATATTTCACAGCAAAATGAAATTGAAGATCCTCTTATACAGGGGGTACAAGCAAAGGTAAATGCGTGCCCGGAATCGGTAGGCGGTGCTGACGGGGGGGTGTACAATACAGTACTGCTGAAAAGCAACAATAGGATTGCCACGATGCTCGCTAAGTTTAAGGAAGTGTTTGATTTGGGATTTAGGGAGCTTACCCGACCATTTAAAAGTTCTAAGACGTGCTGTACTGACTGGGTGGCTGCGGTGTTTGGTGTCAGGGAGGAGCTGTTGGAGAGCTCCAAATTGCTGTTTCAGCAATACACTATGTTCTTTCAGGTCAATTATCGTTGCACTGGACTAGGTTATCTGGCATTGTTTATATTTTGTTTTAACGCTGCTAAGTGCAGGGAAACTGTGACAAAACTTTTAGTCACAACTTTGAGTGTTTCAGAGGTTCAAATACTAACTGACCCGCCAAAAAACAGGAGCCTCCCAGTGGCTCTTTGTTTTTATAGGCTGGGTATGGCGGGTGATGCTTTTAAATTTGGGGACTACCCTGATTGGCTGTCAAGGCAAGTACTTGTCTCACATCAAAGTGCTGCTGATACTTTTGAGCTGTCTAAAATGGTGCAGTGGGCATATGACCATGAATATACAGATGAAGCAGAAATAGCTTTCTATTATGCACAGCTTGCAGAAGAGGATAGTAATGCAGCTGCTTGGCTAAAATGTAATGGCCAGGCTAAATATGTCAAGGACTGTGCACACATGGTCAGATTGTATAGAAGGCAGGAAATGAGGGAGACCACCATGTCTGAATGGATACAGAAATGCTGCACTGCAGTCAAAGAGGAGGGGGATTGGTCATCAATAATGAAATTTCTTAAGTATCAGGATGTAAATTTTTTGCAGTTTCTTTGTGCATTCAGGAGCTGGCTTGAGGGGAAGCCAAAGAAAAACTGCATTGTGATTTATGGACCCCCTGACACGGGAAAGTCATATTTTTGTTATAGCTTGTTGACATTTTTGAAGGGTAGTGTGGTCAGCTTTATGAACAGCAAAAGCCATTTCTGGTTGATGCCCTTGACAGAGGCTAAGATGGGTTTTCTAGATGATGCTACACATGCTTGTTGGGCATTTATAGACACCCATATGAGAAATGCACTTGATGGCAACAAAGTGTCTGTGGACTGCAAGCACCGTGTGCCTTTACAATTAAAAATACCTCCTTTACTTATCACTTCAAATATTAATTTGAAAGCAGAGGCCAGGTATTTTTATTTGCACAGCAGGGTGCAGACCTTTTGTTTTCCTAATCCTATGCCCCTTGATCGTAACAAGCAGCCTGTATTTTCCTTAACTAATGCCAGCTGGAAATCTTTTTTTGAAAGGCTCAAGAGACAGTTAGGCCTGAGTGGCCCCGACGAGGAGGCACAGGATGGAGAACCTTAGCACCAGATTTGATACTCTGCAGGAGGTCCTGTTGGCACATTATGAAAAAGACAGCAAAAAAATTACTGACCACGTCTCGTTTTGGGAGCTTTTGAGGAGGGAGAGTGTTATGCTTCACTATGCCAGGCAGCAGGGCATTTCCTCACTCGGCTTTTTCCAGGTGCCCAGCCTGCAAGTGAGTGAGGCCAAGGCTAAAAAGGCAATAATGATGTCTCTTATGCTACAGCAGCTTGCAAAGACTCCCTTTGGGCAAGAGCCTTGGTCCATGACAGAGACTAGCTTAGAGATGCTGGAGGCCCCACCTAAGGGGAAATTCAAAAAGGGACCACGTACTGTGGAAGTGTGGTTTGATAACAATCCTGACAACTCATTCCCATACACTTCTTGGACCTGTATCTATATCCAGGATGCGGAGGACACGTGGCACAAAGTGGAGGGTCTGGTGGACTATGAGGGCTTGTACTATGTAGATTGCGACGGGGAAGTGCACTACTATGTTAAGTTTGCAGCTGATGCTCTGCAATATGCTACCACAGGCATGTGGAGGGTCAATTATAAAAACCAAACAATTTCTGCCTCTGTGTCTAGCTCCTCCTCGGAGGACCAGCAGCGGCAGGGGCAGCAGCAGCAGCAGCAGCAGCAGCAGCCATCCACCACCACTTCCGTCGAATGGCCACAGCGTCCATCCTCCTCCGGCCTCCAACACGAATCCCCGTTCACCCCTAGAGGGCACGGAAGGGGGTGCGTCCGGGGGCGCCGCAGCTCGGGGTCCTCGCCGCACCAACGAGGAGACCGGGGAGGAAGAGGACGATCCCAATCCCCCTCCACCCCCACCACCCCGGGTGCGCTTCCCCCCGATCTCTCCTTCGCCGGAGGAGACAGATCCGGAGGAGGAGGAGGAGGAGGAGGAGGAGGACGACAGCGTGGACGACGCGGGTCCAGGGGCCCCCCCAGACTCTCTCCTTACATCCCTCTGGGACAGGTGGAGCAAGGACCTGGACGACCTGAAGGAGCAGCTCTGCAACGACCTGGACGACCTGAAAAGAACCCTAGGCTGTCGTCCACGACCCCAGTAGTAGTTTTAAAGGGCCCAGGCAATGCCCTCAAATGCTGGCGCTTACGTGCAAAGGCTAAGCACGGTGCTCTGTTTTGTGCTATTAGTACTGCTTTTTCCTGGGTTGAAAAGTCAAGTTCATCAAGAATTGGCAGACACAGAATTCTGGTCGGGTTCATAAATGAGGAGCAAAGAGAGGACTTTTTAAGGACTGTTCGCCTTCCTAGGGGGGTTGAATGTGTTCCTGGAGGTCTTGATTCATTGTGATTGTTGCAAGATTGTGTGGTTTGTGCAGAGTTTTATTTTTGTAACAAAAGTTTGCAGGTGTATTGATATTTCATTGGAAATCCCATGGAATTGTGCCAGTAGTGAAATTGTTCACTGTATTGCTGTTTTGATATCATTTAACCGCCTCGGCTGCGCTATGCGCATATTATACTCGCCTCACATTGATGCTGCTTAAAACATTGGTGCTAAAAGCTTGCTTGCGTGGCCACATATAACCAACTTACTAACACTACTAACCCACTAACACCAAAAAAAATATAAAACATGACTTCGCGGGCCAAGCGTATCAAGCGTGACTCTGCCTCTAATTTGTACAGGCACTGCCTGCAAGGTGGTGATTGCATCCCTGATGTAGTCAATAAATTTGAGGCTAAAACGCCTGCTGATAAAATCCTACAAATTGGTTCGAGCGTCACTTATTTTGGAGGGGCAGGCATTGGCACAGGTCGTGGCACAGGTGGGGCAACTGGGTACCGTCCCCTGGCTGGGGAAGGTGTTAGGGTTGGGGGTCGTCCCTCAGTGCTGCGACCTAGCGTGCCAGTGGATCCCCTCGGAGCCATAGATGTGGCTCCTGTGGACGTTGGAGGAGGAGGGGGGGGTGAAATTCCTTCCATAATCCCACTGGAAGATGTGACACCCACTGCTGGTGTTGATGCACCCACAGTGACCACAGCTGTTGATGCAGTTGGCGGTGAGGCCTCCACGACTGGGGGCGGCCCCCTTACAGGGCCTAGTGTGGCCACAAGTAGCACCGATGACACAGCCATCTTGGAGGTGGGGTCTTCTTCCACACCTGGGTCACGGCAAAGGGTATCTCGGCAGCAATACAATAACCCCACCTTTACTCCTATAACACAGAGCACACCAACAGCGGGGGAGGCTGCACTTGGTGACAGTGTGGTGGTGAGTCTCAGTGGTGGAAGCACCATCATAGGTGGGGGAGGGGAAGGCTTTGAGAACTTCGAAGAAATTGAGTTACAGGACTTTGGGGTTCAGAGGCAGCCCCAAACAAGCACACCCGAGGGGACCCTTCAGGGCCTATTGTCCAGGGCAAGGGAGCTATATAATAGACGCCTCAGGCAGGTCCCAGTGTCCTCCAAAGTGTTCCTGGGTGATCCCCGAGGCCTAGTAGAGTATGGGTTTGAGAATCCTGCTTATGACCCTTTTGAGGAACAGGTCTTTCCAACTCCTGGGCGCCCAGAAGCTGCCCCTACTCCTGGGTTTGAGGATATAGGGGCACTGGGTCCTGCAAGATTTTCTGCAGGGGAGGGGGGAAGGCTGCGGGTGAGCCGTGTGGGCTCACGGAAAACAATCCGTTTGAGAAGTGGGACATACATTGGGGAGAGGGTGCATTATTACCAGGATGTCAGCACCATCGGAGAAACCTTGGAAATGTCTGTTTTGGGTGAGCAGTCAGGGGACACCACTATTGTCCTGTCTCAAGAGGGCACAATGGTGGATGGTCTCAGTGATCATTTGCACCAGGAGGAAGAATTATTGCTGGATGAACTGGATGAGGACTTTTCTGGAGTGCAGTTGAGCCTGATGTCCCCCCGAGGGCGGTCTGTAGCCGTTGACCTGCCTCCACTCACTGATGTGAACTTTTCCTTTCTTGCTCCAAATGATTTGGGGGATGGGCTCTTTATTTCCTATCCGTCTGGGAGTGGACGGCCTACAGGAAAAGAGGGCGGGTCTCTTCCTTTTCCTATCTCACCACCCTTGCCCTTTGATTCTGTCACTGCAACCTTTGACCTTCATCCAGGCCTGAAACATAGAAAGCGTAAGAGAAAGCATCATGGTTTATAATTTCTTGCAGATGTCCTACTGGGTGCCTCAACAGGGCCAGGTGTTCCTGCCTCCTGCAAAACCCACTGCGCGCGTGGCAAGCACAGACGAATACGTGTCTGGGACAAGCATTTTCTACCATGCAAGCAGCGAGCGCCTTGTGACTGTTGGACATCCATATTATGAAATCAAGCATGAGGACAAGGTCATTGTACCCAAGGTGTCTGGCAGCCAGTACAGGGTGTTTTATGTAAAGTTGCCAGACCCTAACAAATTTGGGCTGCCAGATAAGTCCATCTACAACCCTGAAAAGGAAAGACTTGTGTGGAAACTGCGGGGCATGCAGATTGGGAGGGGGGGGCCATTGGGGGTGGGTACCACTGGTAATCCTCTTTTTAATAAGCTGCAGGACACTGAAAATCCCAACAGGTACCTCACATCAGCTGGTGATGAAAGGCAAAACACATCGATGGATCCAAAACAGGTTCAGTTGTTTGTGGTGGGCTGCACACCTTGCCTGGGGGAGCACTGGGACATAGCACCGCGATGTGCTACCCAGGAACCTGCTTTTAAAAAGGGGGATTGCCCACCCTTGGAGCTCCGTACCACCACTATAGAGGATGGGCAGATGTGTGATGTGGGCTTTGGTGCTTTAAATTTTCCTGCCTTACAGGAGGACAGGTCTGGAGTGCCCATGGATATCAGTCAGAGTATATGCAAATGGCCAGACTTTCTGAAGATGGAGAATGACAAGTACGGTGATTCTATGTTTTTTTATGGGAAGCGTGAGCAGTTGTACTGCCGCCATTTTTTTGTCAGGGGGGGGGCTAATGGGGAACAGGTCCCAGAAAGTTATTATATTTCAGGGTCTGAAGCTCCAAGGGCTGATGCCCCTAAATACACTAACTACTTTGGCACCCCAAGTGGATCTTTGGTAACCAGCGATTCCCAGATCTTCAACAGGCCTTTCTGGCTGCAGCAGGCCCAGGGTCAKAACAATGGCGTCTTGTGGTGGGGGAACAGAATTTTTGTGACTGTGTGTGACAACACAAGAAACACCAATTTCTCTATTAACCAAAGCACAACAGGAGATCAAGGTCAGTATAACCCAGAGCAGAGCAAACAATATCTCAGACATACTGAGGAATTTGAGCTGTCTTTTGTTTTGCAGCTTTGCACAGTTGCACTGCAGCCTGAGGTCTTGTCTCACATTCATGTCATGAACCCATCTGTGATTGAGGACTGGAACCTGGGGTATATAGAGCCCACTGTAGGCAGTATAGAGACAACTTATCGCTTTATTGACTCCCTTGCCACTAAATGCCCAGACAAGGTGCCTCCTAAAGAAAAGGAGGATCCATACAGCAAGCAAAACTACTGGGTAGTGGACTTGAAGGATAGATTGTCCTCTGACCTGGATCAATATCCTTTGGGGAGGAAGTTCATGCACCAAACAGGCTTGGGCCAATCAAGTAGGTCACGGGTCACTAAGAGGGCAGCAGGGACTTCAAGCGCAAGGGCTACTAAACGGAAGAAGGGCAATTAAAAACATTTTATTCTGCTGTGGTGTATTTCATTATTTGTAACACTAATAAAAGAAATATTTTTTGAGTGCTCTTGTGGTTCCTTTTTGCACAGTCATGATGACCGTTTTGGATGCCAAGTGAGTAACTGATGGGGGCTGGGTTTCAACCGCACCTGGTATAAAGTTAAGCTGGCGCTGGCAGTGCGCCGGCGCGCACCTGGCAACGCTCGGCAAAGCGCGAACGTCAGCGGTTCCTGCTCTATTGTGCTGTCAGTCACACTTAATCCCTGGCTCTGCTCCACTTGGCAACCGCCAGCGGTTGAGACCGAAAACGGTCGGAGAAAGAAAAGGTACGTGATGATTGTTGCCAACAATCTTCATCTTTCTAGTTCTAACCTGTACCACTTACGGTACATATAAAAACTAGTGAAACTAACTAAATCGCAGCAG